TAACCCAGAAGACTGTGCCTTCCGAGAAGTGGCGAGCTGGGCAAAATGCGCGGATAATGGGGAAGAAGTTTCTCCACGCGTATGTCCAACCACCGTGCAGTCTTCCAATAACCACGATCATACATGTGATTACGGAGGGCCACAAGGCTTACCACTTCGGAGGAGTCTTGTCGTGACTCAGGGAAAGCGGAACGAACACGAACAGGGGTAACATCTTCCCCTGCATAGTAATCGCCACCGCATGACTCCCTGAACTGCCCAGTCCAGAAGGACTTAGCAGCGTTGACCTTCCAACCCATAAGGGAGAAGGTCTCGGTCACGAACGGGACACTGTCTACAGGGATGATAATATCATCTCCATAGACGCGCACTGATCCGCGGTACCGACGAATGTCGGCCTTGGATAGGTGCTTTCCCGAACCCTGTGAAATGAGCTGACGCTCAATCCCCATGAAAACACATGTGAGAAAACACATGGCCTCTACAGGAAAACACAGGGCTGATCCCATCGCGGCGAACTTACGGATAGGCATAACCCGTCCGTTAGGTAGCCGAGCGCAAGTAGAGCGCGTCGCTTCGAAAGCCTCCCTTACCCAAGGGTGGTATTCGACGAGAGCGAGTGCTTGCGACACTGAGACACGGTCACTCGCTTCACTCATATCGAGTGTAGCAAGTTTACCGGATGATGATCCGGTTCGAGCCATGTCCTGGTTGAGGGTTTGGTCAGTGAAACCAACCATACCGCCGATAAGACGGTCCTCTTCCAGAAGGGATGCCAGAGGTTTGGCAACAGCCTGCTGCATATATTGCAACGCAGTAGGTTCAGCCGCAATGATGCGCGGCGCCTTCAGTGTTTTGGGAACGAGGATTACCCGCGAAGGTAATTCATCATCCTCGGAAGCAAAAGTAACACCCTCAGGGGGTAAACCCCTGTTGAGGGAAGCACGTCCAAATTCCGTATAAGGAAAGACGTGCTCCAGGCGTTCGGGCCAATAGCTAAGATCGTATTTCGCGTTTCCGCGAAGGCGATCCGCCGTTGATCCGGGCCCATGTTTCGGCACGATGTTCCCGTCTGCGAGCTTTTGGCTCAAAGACGACAACACATCACCATAGAGAAGAGATGCGATACGACGGAAATCCGCAAGGAACTCCCAATCGTGGGTATCATCCCATTCTCCAGTTGCTTCATCAGCAGTGACAAAATCCTCAAGCGTCTTGACGTTGCGAGCATTGCTGCATGGCAACTCCACCTTTCCGCAAAAAGCGGAAAGCTGCCGGATGGCAGAGATCGACTCGATTTGTCTGTCATTGATCGGTAAAACAGCACCATGTTCATCGAACACATGTGCAAGGAAACCTCCGAACAAACGGGGGAACCCGCTGCTTCCCTTCCTGAAGGAAAGGAAACAGTCGTGCACAAGATGCCCTGCTTCAAGACAAGTTTCCAAGTCTTTGGCAAATGTGGGCAAGGTTATCGTAAGAAAAGATAACCCTTCGTGTTCGAAACGCTGCGAGACAGTTTTAATGTCTCGCAGAGTGCTAGTGTGACACTGCTCGCCCAATTCAAGAGCGAGCACACGCCAGAGTTGTAACAGGCTTTTCATACTGCCCCTTTCGGGGGTCGGTAATCCTGCCTGCAGAATCCGAAGTGCTAGTTCTCTCCACCAAGAAGCTTGGTGGTAGCGGCACCAGAGCTAGTCGTCAGAAAGCCCGTAAGGGCCAAGACGTTAGCCTGTGCCTCGGCAACCGAGTAGCCAGACGTAGGAACGTCGACTACCAGGTAAGCGGACATAGAGGCTCGCACGTTGACACCCGCAAGAAGGGGGTCAGCGGCGATCTTGCTACTGTCCAGCCGGATGAGATGGCGAGTACGCTTCCCGTAAGTGTGGGAAACGGTCACCTTCGTCAGCCCGTCGTTAGACGAGAAAACGCCAGCATTGCTGCCCGAAGAGATTCGGGGCAGCGGTGTACCGTTTACGGTAATCGGATCGGCGAAAGCCATTGCAGGAACTCCTTAGTGAGGGATGCTGAAAGCATCATGGATGAAAAATCCGTGAGTTGCCAGCTGTAAAGCAACTGGGCACACGAACCAGTACTGTTACGTATGAGTCAAACCCAACGCAACAGCGATGGCAGCCTGACGGGCTGTTAAAGCACCGTCAGTGAAGCCTAGGAACGGCTTGGATGGGATACGCTTCTTAACCTCGGAGATCCTCCGAGTGCTAGGTAGCGCACGCCAGAATTCAGGGCGCGTGCTGGTCACCTTGTTAGGTGCCCAGTACGCCTCAGAACTGGTATGTTCCATCTCATAACCGTACACTAGCACCAGACCGTCTTGGGACAAATTACTGATAGCAGTGATATAGCTACCAGTGTCCGTAAACCAGTCTGCTGCCCACGACCACGGAGCAAGATTCCAGAGAGTATCCGGAGTCATCCGTACGCCGAGAAGCTTGGAAGCTTCCGCAGCGTAGTAGCCAAACCGCGAATGCGTATCGTGAGGAGTTGGAACGGCGTAAGTAAAAGCGCCTTTAAACCAACCCGTACGATGCGTTCTGGACCAGCCAGGTCCAGTCGCGGAGGCACTGGTCGTCCCGTTCTCGTTCGCCGCCACCAAGCCGGAATATGTACCGGCTACGATGTCGGTGGGAACGGGAATCGAATACCCAACCCGTGTAAGTTTCCCTGAACCCCTCTTAAACTCAGAGAGGATTTTATGGGATTCGTGCACGGTTTTGGCTAAAGTCCTCACGTCTGAAATGAGGGGTAGCCATCCGAACTCGTAGTTGAGATACTCACTACCAGCCCCCCGTGCAAGATTTGCACGGTTACGCCATGTCTCTACTCCTAGGAGTGAGGGCACGCCGTCTTGCATAAACTCACCGACAGCTGTCGGTGCAGAAAATGCGGGGTTGTTCGGAGCGGTATTCGCGATAGCCTGTGTCCCCTTGACTTTTAAAGCAGAGTCAGAGGACGTTGCGGGTTTAGCCTGAAACAATCCTGATGGTAAGTTACACCAGGATGTCCCGCGAAAATTCGTGCTCCCCGAGTCATAATAACCAGGGGAGTGAATTGTCGCGGTCCTCGTCATGAGGAACGGGCCACCGCAATCACGGCTACCAAGGCCTGAGAGATTGTGACCGACTGATTGTACGGTCTCACTCCCTCCACCCACAGAGAAGTTTTTAACTACTCCATTAGCGCTGAAAGTAGCGTTAATGCCAGGAATGTTCCTGGTGCGGATGACTTCAGACATCGTAGGCCTTCTAACGGGTTTGGGACTCAGCGTGAATAGATCACACTAGCAGGGTGGCGTCCTT